CGCCGAGGAGCTTCACTCGGCCCGAGGTGGCCGCGCCGCCCTTGCTGCTGGCGAACGCCGTCGCCTGCGCCTGCGCGGCCGAAGCCGCCGTGATGATCAGGACCTGATCGCCGTCGCGAACGTCCTCGGCTGCGATGGCGAAGATGCGCCCGAACTTCATCATGCCGAGTTCCCGATACTGGACGTAGTTCAGGACGCTGGTGCTCGGGGACGCGTTCACCATCGTGGGATCCCGCATGGAGATGCCCATGCAGAGCGCGGCGTCGGTGTCGTTGGCGACCGGCTTGACGGAACCCGCGAGGGTGCCGGGGCAGACCGGGACGCCGAAGTCGATCGCCGTCGCGCTTTCGTTCTGGACGGTGTCGATGACGTGCGGCGACGCGTCGGCGAGATCGCCGGGGTAGCCAAGCGCGGGGCCGCCGGTGGTGGCGTTCGCGAGAGTCGGGGTGGTGGCCATGATCGTTCTCCTATTCCGTGGTGTTGGCTACTGCGCCTGGGTGCTCTTGCCGACCTGCCCGCGCGAGCGCGCGACCATGAGGGCGCGGCCCATCAGCTTCTGCTTGCCGCCGGTGCCGTTCTTCTTGTCGCCCGTGAAGGCGGCGACGATCTCGTCCTCGTTGCCCGAGTCGATGCCGGTGCCCGAGAGAGCGACGACGGTGTCGAACGCCGCCATCACGCGGGCGTCGCCCGCCTTGGCCGGCTCGGCGCCGCCGAGGATCTTCGAGACCTGCGCCTTGAGCGCGCCGTCCTCGGCCAGGATCGCCGACAGCACCTCGACGCGGATCGCCGCGGGCGACTTGCCCTTGGCGTCGAACTCCGGCAGCACGGCCAGCGCGTCGGCGGTCACGGTCGCGGTCTCGCTCACCAGCGCGGCGAGCTGCTCCGGCGTGGTCTGCTTCGCCTTCTCGGCGGCGATCGCCTTCGCGTGGTCGGCGGCGAGCGTCTTCATCGCCTCGCCCTGATCCTTGAGCGCGGTCTCGGCGTCGGTGGCGCGCTTGGTCGCCGCGGTGATGGCCTCGTCGCGCTCCGCGATCGCGCCCTGCACGATGGCGCCGGTGTTCTCGTCGGCGATGGTGACTTCGAACTTTCCGATCTTGATCTTCATGGTGGTGTCCTCGGTTGTTGGTCGTTGCTGGCTGCTGCATCCGCAATCGCCGATGGCGCAGCCCGCGCCGCACCGGCCCGCGTAAACGATCGCGACGTGGTTGTGCTCGATGTTCCGTTGCACGCCGTCATAGGCCTCGCCCGCCGGCGTGGTCCCGGCCTTCATGTCGAGCGTGAACGAGTAGCCGCAGCTCACCTCTTTCACGCCAAAGGCCACGGACTCGACCGTCGTCCGGTCGTTGACCTCGAACACCTTGACGTCGAGGAAGTCGCCATCCTGCGACGGGGTCTCGACCCGACCCTTGGCTTCCTTCGTCCAATTGGACGAATCGACGCCGTTCTCGGGGTGGTAGAACGTGATCGGCTTGCGGTCGAGGGTCGCCATCGACGCCGCGGCGAAGACTTCCTCGGGCGGCCGGTACAGGCGGACCGTCTTCATGCTGGCGTCGAGGCCGAGCTCGAGCGCCGAGTACTCCTGAACGCCGGTGCGCGCCACGGGCACGTCCTCGGCGATCATGTAGCCCTGGCCCGTGATGCGGACGTCGCCGATCTTGATGCCGGCGTCCCGCGCGACCTGCACGCGCGTCGCGCAGCCGCTCGTATCGCGCGCGAGCACCTTCAGGGCGGCGAGCTTGCTCATGCGGCCTGCCTTTCCTCGGTCTGGTCGGTCTCGGCCGAGAGGTCGATTACGGGGATAGCGGCGCAGCGGCAGTTGATCGCCTCGCCGGGATGGACGTGCTCTCCATCGACCAGGGGCGGGCTCGCCCATGCGTGCTCACTGCCCTCCAGCGCGCGGTGAGACGGCCGCTCGCGCTTGTCGAGGGCGCCACTCCAGGTGTAGCGCTTGATGCCGACGCTGACCTGGCGAGCCTCATTGAGCGACGCCGTGATCTTGCTGATCTGGTCGCGGGCGATGAGCTTGGCGCGGTTCTCGGTCACGTCCCCGATGTGCGCGATCCGCTTCGCCAGCGACTCGAACCGCTCGCCGCCCACGAACGCCTTCTCGACGGCCTGACGGACCTCGTCGAGGAATTGCTCCGGAATCGACTTGATGAGGGCGACGTTCGCCTCGACGGCGTCGGCCATCGCTGCTCGGATCTTCCGGAGATCCTCTGGCGTCGGCGCCGAGTCGGACCCGATATAGCTCGAGATGTCGATCCCGATCGCCCTGCGGATGTTCTCGGCCAGCGCCTCGTCGACCGTCCCGAGCGTCCGCTTCGCCGCCAGCTTGGCGAGCCGGGTGGCCACGCCCTCGATGTTCCCGAAGCGGCGCGCGGCCTGCCGCAAGAGCACCCCGAACCCCGGCGGATCGACCGGGGCCAGAGAGTCCCCGACCGGGCGCTGCGCGTCGGCCGCCGGCACGAGCTCGTCCCAATGGACCCGCAGCCCGGCCGCCACCTCGTCGCCTGCCCGCCGGGCGTGCTCGACGATGCCGAGGAGGTCACCGAGGTAGTTCAGCTCGGCGCGGTGGCTCGGGACGACCGGACGGGCGCGGCGCGCGCGGAGCGCCTTCTTCCGGGTCGATTCCGGAAGCAGGCCGACCAACATCGCGATGAGACTGCGGACTGCCACTTTGGCAAATGCTGCCACGGTGGCAAGGATTCCCCAACTAACCGGACAAATTGTCGCGCGTCAGGTGGCCCTTTTGGGACTAAATGTCCGTGCGGGCTACCCTGTCCCCATGACCAAGCCGCGCGCAGGCCGCCACGTAAAGCGCCCCGAGACCGCCCTCGCCCGGACCGCCCGCCCGCTGGCCGACGCAGAATACGCTGGGCCGACTGCCCGAATTGACCGGGTCGGGCGGATCGCCAGGGGGATGGACGGCCTCATCAACGTCATCGCCGGGATGGGCACACGCCGGGACAAGCGCACCGGCGCCCACTACGTCCGGACGCCCCTGCAGCGGTTCGACCTCGACGAAACATACTCGGCATCGGGTCTGGCAGGTCGGATCGTCGACCTGCCCGTTGACGACGCCATGCGGGTCGGCTGGGAGCGGACCTGGGATGGCTACGACACCGACCAAGCCAGCGTCAAGGCGGTCGAGGCGGCCGAGAAGTTCTTCCAGCTTCGGGCGTCGATGACGGAGTCGGCGAAGTGGGGCCGGCTCTACGGCGGCTCGACGATCATCATGATCATCCGCGGCGAGAAGCTCGACACGCCGCTGAACCTGGCCACCGTCCGCAAAGGCTCGCTCCAGAACCTGCAGGTGATGGACCGCTACCGCATCTTCCCGACGGGCAAGATCGACACGGACCTCAACAGCCCCAACTTCGGGAAGCCGTTCACCTACCGGATCGCGGAGTCGTCCGTCGACGTCCACTGGTCGCGCGTCGTGGTGTTCGGCGGGCGCCTCACGCCCTACTTCGTGAAGAACCTCGGCTTCAATCAGGGCTGGGACGACAGCATCCTGCAGCGCGTGATCGACACCGTTAAGAACTTCGACGCATCCGAGGCGGCCGCGGCCTCGATGATCTACGAGGCGAGCGTCGACGTTCACTTCATGGAGGGGCTCGCGAAGATGCTCGCCAAGCCGGGCGGAGAAGCGCTGGTCGAGAAGCGGCTGATGACCGCGCAGTTGAGCAAGGGCGTCTGGAAGACTCTCGTGCTCGACGGTGGCGAGGGCGGCGTCGGTGGCGACAAGTACGAGAAGAAGGAGATGACCTTCGCGGGCATCGAAAAGATCATGGACCGGCTGGCGATGGCGGTCTGCGTGGCGGCCGGGATGCCGATGACCACCCTGTTCGGTGAATCACCCGGCGGTCTCAATTCGACCGGCGAGCACAGCCAGCAGAACTGGGACGACGCCGTCGACGCATTCCGGGACACGACCATCGCGCCGGCTCTCGACCGCATCGACGAGGTGCTGATTCGTTCCGTGCTCGGCCGGATGCCGGCGAACTACCAACGCACGTTCTGCCCGCTGCGCCAGATGTCGGCCAAGGACCAGGCCCTGATCGACTACCAGCGCGCCCAGACGGACCAGATTTACTACAACATCGGCGCGATGACGGCGTCGGGGATCGCGCGCGAGCTCAAGGCCCGCGGCACGTACAAGACGCAGGAAGACGCCGACATCAAGCTGATCGAGGAACTCGAGAAGGAACCGCCGCCCGCGGCGCCCGCGCCGGCGAAGCAGCCGATACCGCCGGGCGGCGACCAGCCGCCGGTCGGCTAGAGCACGTTCCACATCGAGGCGCGCTGCTCTTCGAGCATCAGCCAGG